GGATTGGTTGGCCGATGTGGGATTGGTCTTTTCGAAATCCCAGCTATGTACCAAATTTGACAACCGTTTCCGCGATGCGAAAGCTGCGCAAACCATTGTATGCTTTCAGCACTCTGTGCTGTGCCGCTTCGCGCCTTACATGAGGTATATTTAGAAAAAGTTGCATGAAGCTCTGCCAGAGAAGTATTACATCCATTCCGGTAAGGGGCTGAGCGAACTGGATGCTTGGGTTAAGCGGGGCTCATTTGGGGCATTGTGCACCGAATCAGATTATGAGGCGTTCGACGCCAGTCAGGATCAGTACATCATGGCTTTTGAGTTGTGCCTCATGCGCTACCTGGGCTTGCCTAACGATCTCATTGAGGATTATAGATACATAAAGACACATCTAGGGTCCAAGTTGGGCAACTTCTCTATCATGAGATTTTCCGGGGAGGCAAGTACGTTTCTCTTCAACACGATGGCCAATATGCTTTTCACCTTTTTGCAGTACAAGCTCAAAGGGGATGAACGCATCTGTTTTGCCGGGGATGATATGTGTTCTAACAAGAAGCTGCACAAGTCTACTGAACATGCAGGTTTCCTGGGCAAGCTCAAGTTGAAGGCGAAAGTCTGCCATACAAATAGCCCCACATTCTGCGGTTGGAATCTCTGCCCAGATGGCATTTTCAAAAAACCCCAATTGGTCTTGGAGAGGATGTGCATTGCCAAGGAGACCAACAATCTGATCAACTGCATTGACAATTATGCTATTGAGGTTTCTTATGCATATCTCATGGGAGAGCGGGCGCGCGAGCGCATGAGCGAGGAAGAGGTGGATGCTTTTTACAACTGCGTGCGCATCATCGTGAAGAACAAGCATCTGCTCAAATCAGACGTGCGGTTGATTTACGAAACAAGTATGGATTGATAGCTTAGGTGTTAGCTGTAGGATTGTAGATGGATGTGCTAGTTAGATATTTAGATAAGTATAAATTCAAGCGTGTTCGTAGTGACCTTAGCATTCCAGTAGTCATTCATTCTGTGCCTGGAGCGGGCAAATCTAGCGTCATTAGAGACATCATCCGAGCTGACAGGCGCTTCGAAGCGTGCACTTACGGTAAAGCAGATCAGCCTCACATAACAGGCAAGTGGATTCACAGCGCATCGACTTTTGCTGCAACGTGTAGTTTCACTTTGGTCGACGAGTACCTTGAGGCAGTTGAACCTTTT